GATATATGGATTTAATCAATCAAATAATGGAACTATCGCAGAAATTAGACCGCACATTGCACAACATTCCGAAAGTGTCGAGGGACTATGCAGAGGCACAGAGGAATTATCGAACATTATTGGCCGAGACAGTGTTGAGACTTGAGGCCGAGGGCAGACCCGTCACCAATTTGCAGATAATTGCAAGAGGGAGAAAGGATGTCGCACGGGCAAAGGTGCAAGAGATCACATCAGAGGCACTTTACAAGGCCACACTTGAGGCAATAAACGTCTATAAATTACAAATCAGACTCCTTGAGAGTCAACGGGAAAGAGAGTGGTCAAATGACTGAATCAATCATTTGCAACGATCGTCAATGTTTCCGTTGTGGTACGACTCAAGGACTCCACCGACACCATTGCATAAGTGGTCGGTTCAGGAACAAGTCAGAGAAATATGGCCTCTGGGTGTATCTCTGCGTGGAACATCACACAGGCGACACAGGAGTCCATTCTGCGAAGGGTCGGTCATACAATATGTACCTACGAAAAATCGCACAGGAACGATTTGAAATGACCCACACACACGAAGAATGGATGCGTGAATTCAAGAGGAATTATCTATGATCAAGAAATGGGAAAACAGGATTGAGATGGATTTCTCCTCAATGTATGACGACAACAATCATCCTTCTGACATTGACCTGTTCTTTATGGGCAAGACAGAAAAGGGTGAGGACATCCTGATTCTCGGGGAACGGAAATGGCGCAGAAAAGGACTGATATTCAACGGGCAGAAACGACTCCTTGAGGCATTTGCGAAGAGGTACAAAGACCCGTGTATCATCCTACACATCACGCACTCTGAATGTTGGCAAAACGGGGACAAATCCGTTGATGTAGGAAAGTGTTTCGTTGAAGAATACTACTACTCAAAAATAGACGATTGGGTGATACCGCAACATTACACGACAGTCAGAGATGTGATCGACAAGTACAGGAGATGAAAGAATGGACAACGAATTCATACTATTTGACAGATTAGAGGTCATCAGGAAAACCATTCGGGAATACGGAGAGGAAAATTTCTTCCTGTCATTCTCTGGGGGTAAGGATTCGACTGTTATTCATCACTTGTTGGATATGGCAATCCCAGAAAACAGGATTCCGAGAGTGTTCATAAACACAGGCATTGAGTATGTGGACATTGTGAAATTCGTCAGAGGTCTCGCACGGAAAGATGACAGGATTGAAATCGTAAACAACACTCGAAACATAAAGGAAACATTGGAAAAGGATGGTTATCCGTTCAAGAGTAAGGCACACGCAAAGAAGGTTCACGAGTATCAGGTGACTCATTATCTTGCAGAATACTTGAGAAGATATGTCGAGGCAGATGGTGATTTCAAGAATTCAAAATTTGCCTGTCCTGATATTCTTAAATATCAATTTACAGAGTCCTGTTCCTTGAAAATATCGCATTTATGTTGTGACAGACTAAAAAAAGAACCATCACACAAATGGCAGAAAAAAAGTGGACGAACAATCACGATCACAGGTATGCGAGGACAGGAAGGCGGTGCCCGTGCACAAATCGGGTGCATCATAACAGGCAAAGACGGGAAAATAAAGAAATTTCATCCGTTGATTAAAGTCAATGATGAATGGGAACATTGGTTCATTGAAAAGTACGAAATCGAATTGTGCAAATTGTATTATGAACCATACAACTTTGACAGAACAGGGTGCAAAGGATGTCCGTTTGCGTTAACGTTACAGGCCGATTTGGAGACAATGGAAAAATACCTTCCGAATGAAAGAAAACAATGTGAAATACTCTGGAAACCCGTTTATGACGAATACAGGAGACTTGGTTACAGATTAAAGAAAGACGAACAATTGAAATTGTTCTGAGGTGAGAAATGGCAGAAAGAAGAATGTTTGCAAAGACAATAATCGACAGTGATGCGTTCATAGAAATGCCTATGAGTGCAAGACTGTTATATTACGACCTATCAATGAGGGCAGATGATGACGGATTCGTCAATTCACCTCGAAAAATAATGCGTATGATCGGCGCAAGTAATGATGATATGAACATCCTGATTGCAAGAAAATTCGTGATTGCATTTGAGAACGGGGTGGTCGTCATCAAACATTGGAGAATACACAACTACATACGAAATGACCGATACAAAGAGACCAATTATAAGGAGCAAAAGGCACTGTTAGAGTATGACGAAAACAAGGCATACAGGCTGATGGATACCAATGGTATACCAAATGTATCCACTTTGGAGACACAGGATAGGTTAGAGATAGGTAAGGATAGGAAAGGAAAGAATATATGGGTTGCACCCACACTCGAACAAATACAGGAATATTGCAAATCAAGGCATAACAATGTGGATGCACAGAGATTCTTCGACTATTACGAGGCAAGTGGATGGAAGGACTCCAAAGGCAACAAAGTGAAGAATTGGAAACAGAAAGTCATCACTTGGGAAAAAGACGAACCTAAAACAGAGGGATATGTGTCAAGGGTAGAAAACAAAATGTCGGATGAAGTAAAGAAAATTCTGGAGGAAGAAGGATGGTAGAAAACGAGGAATTTGCAATAGATAAATCAGTCTATCGCAACACACGAATAGAAGAATTGAAGAAGGCAGACAAAAACGCAGTGCAGATGTTCTTCTCTCAATTATACGATTCACGAATGAAACTGTTTGGTCAGGAAAATGCAGACAAATGGCAACGGGAACGCAAGGACTATTATCAAAACCTTTCAAGGAAAGTCAGGGCATATGAGAAAACCCACAATGTGACACTTGCCGATATGTACGAAGTAAGAAAACGGGGACTCATAAATGACTAAAGGAAAGACACTGAAAATCACTGACATTGTCGGTGACACGATCATCATCAACCTTGATGACGTTTCATACATCAGAACAGACACTGACAAATTGAAAGTCAAATTCAAGGGCATAGACGGGGAACACCACTTTGACCACATTCCAAAGGAAGAGATGGAGAAAGTGACGGCATTGTAAGAAAGGAGAGAAAGGATGAGGTTCTATGGCGATTTTAAGGAACTACACAAACACTCTTCTGGACTTAAAGTCTTGTGAACAACGTTATCAGTATTTAAGGGAAAAACGTGAGGTCTATTACGTCAAATATCTAGGTGCAAAGTCACCGAATTATGAGGGACTCGGAGTGTCGAAGAATTGGGGTGTGGACGGGATGTCAGTGTTCCTTGATCTAGTAACGAAAAGGAATCCGAAAACAGGGTTGTCACTTGACGAGGAAATCGAGAAATTGACCACTGAAATGTCACACCTGTCGAAACTGTTGAAGGATATGGGAAAGAACCTGAAACGAATGAAGGGGATTGAATATCAACTATATTCCACGATTGTCATTGATGGCCTGAACATATCAAAGGCAGTGCGGAGAGTGGCACAGGACAATTTTATGTCAGAACAGAACGTGTGGGTGACCTATTATCCGAAAATCAAAGAAGAACTGATCAAATTGGAGATGTAACAATGGCAACAAAAGAGGCAAGAAGAATGATATTGGCACTGATGGAACATCAGGGTGAGAGAAAGTACATAGGAAAGGCAGAAGTCGAGGCATTAAGGATTGCGATTCGGTGCATTGATTTCCGTGATGCAATGAAGGAAGAATTGGCCGTTCAGTATTGGAACGACAAAGAGGTGAGATAATGTTGTGGTTCATATTAGGAATATTGACAGGCATTGTGATTTGCTATGTCACATTGTACCTGATTGTTAAACACGAGAGGAACAAATGAAAATCCTTGTCTTATCCTGTGACAATTACAGGGACACGTTCCTTCCGTTCCATCACTGCATTGAGAAATATTGGCCTGATCATCCAGAAGTGATATACAAGACGGAAACAATTGACAATCCGTACTACAAGACCATCAAGGCAGATTATCTCATCAGTGAATGGACAGTCGGAGTGAAAGAGGCACTGTCACAAATAGACGACAATCAAATTCTTCTGATGATGGATGACTGTTTCATAAGACGACCTGTCAACACATCAAGAATCAAATACATCAGTCAACACCTGACAGGAAATATCGCAATGTTCAACTTTGAAAAATCGTGGGACATATGGGATGCACCGACAGACGTTGACGGATTCAGGAGACGTTGTCACGGAAGGCCATTCGAGGTGTCGATAATGTGCGGACTGTGGGACAAAGAGAAATTGATGAACGTCTTGAGGAAAGACGGGAGTCCGTGGGATGTCGAATGGTATCAGAACAATTGCGGTTATGACTTCCTGATCAATGACGGGGATTACATAATCGATTGGGGATATCAGACTTGGATTCCTTCGGGAATATCAAGAGGAAAATGGTGCAGAGAGGTCGTTCCATTTTTCCAGAGGGAAGGCATAGAAATCGACCTCACAGAAAGGGGTATATTATGAAATCAATTCCGATTGATTGGATTAAAGAACAGATTGAGGACTGTCACTATATTGCAGACAGACGGACAGACAAAGTGGCTGACAAATACTACATCAGGGCGAAACATTATGAGGACTTATTAAGTCATTGGGAACTGTTCGGGAAACAGTGGGAAAGGGAACACAATGAGACTGATTGACGCAGACAAATTGATGCGGTCAATCCGTATTGCAGACAAACAGGACGTTCTCGGGTTGAGAGACCTGATACAGAACGAGGACACAGTGATTGCAATCCCGTGGAAAGAGATTTGCAATATACTGTATAATCGGCCAGACGACCACGCACAAATAAGACTGATGTTGTATATGTGGCTAGAAGAGAATAGTAGTGAATTCCGAGAAGAAATCAACAGATGGTGGGCAGAACATTCAAGTCCATTCGATTGATGAAGTGGTGAAAGTGTGGAAAACATTTTCAATCACGAAAGAGGAACTTGAACGGGTAATAAATGACGATGAATTCTGCCGATATATGCAATATGTAATAGGCAAAGAATTCGAAAGAAGGATGGAGAAATATGTGCAAGAATGTCATCAAGTACAGGAACATATACGGAAGAATGATTGAGTGCACACCAAGAAGGGCATTGATAATCGCAAGGGCATTGTATGGGATGTCAAACGACCCTTACAGAATGGAACTGATCAACAGGCGATTTTATGGGATTGAATTCACAGAAGAACAATTGAAAGGGAGAAAATGAGAACAATTAAGTGGAGACGATATACATTCACAGACGGGTACATAATGGAGTGCAAGGGAATGAGTAAGAGAGAACTCGTAAACGTGGAGATGGCACACGGGAAATGTATCAGTATTGAACCGATCGTCATCAAGATGTAAAAGACTTTAGTGAAATGTTAGTAAACGATAGTATAAACTGTTATCGTGAAGAGATGTGGTATCGGGGGAACGCATCTCTTTTCTTTATGTACGAAACAATAAAACAATTCTACAGATCGAAAGAGTGGCAGAGAACAAGGGCAT